TGCTGAATGTCAACAATCTCGCCGATTGATGACTTTATGATTCGGAAAGTGCGGGTCTGCGAATCGGCTAACTGCCCGTCGTTGCTGGAACGGGAGAACTGTACGCCGGACGTGAGTTCGCTTGTTTCCTTCGGCATCTCTTACCCCTCGGTGATGTCCACGCGCAGGCGAGCCCCGGCTACGCCGGTCGCCTTGTAGTCCACGCCCTCAGTGAGCCGCATGATCGCCGGCTCGCCGGCTCGCAGTGTGGAGAAGCCGACGAATGAGCCGCCGGCCATGATGCCGATCGCGGCGGTCTGGAGCGTGCTCGTGGACAGGTTCTGGAGGAACGCCAGGCCGACGCTCGAGAGATTCGCCGTCGTGATGGCGACGGCATTGGTCGAGAGCGTCAAGGTCTGCGAGAGCAGGCCGGTGTCGGCCATGCTCGCCGTTACGCCGTTGGCGTTGACGGAGTTGGACAAGAAGCCCTTGGAGACGCGGTAGGTGATGCTGTAGTTGATGTCGGACATGACGGGGGTTCCTTAGTTGGCGATGTCTGCGCCGCCCTCGCGGGCGATGCGGACGAGTTCGTCCAGGGACTGAGACTGCTTCTGAAGTTCCACGAGGTTCTGGTCGCGGGCGGCGTCATCGCCCCGCAGGAGCCGGTTGAGTTCCCTGGAGCCTTCAACCGTCGAAACGTCGGTGGCCTGTAGGGCAGCGCGGGACGGGCCTTGGATGACGGCGTTCGCGACTTGGTCGGCGAGGGCGAAGATGGCGGGGGCGGCGGAACGGAACGCTTCCTCTCTTGCCCTGGCGAGTGCTGCTTGGCGATCAGCCTCAATCCCAGCCAGGTCGGCAGCCAGGTCGGCAAACGGGTCTTCAGCGCGGAGCCTGTCCACGCGGTCTGTGAACTCTGCGTTGATCGCCCTGATGTTCTCGCCAAGTTCCCTGCCAGCCCGCTGGCCTTCGCTCTGCGACAACTCACGGCCCCTGGCGATCAAGGAGTCTCTTTCAAGCGCAATCGCGGCCTGCTGGTCGGCGGCGTCAATCTGTTGCTGCAACTGCTGCCCGATCGGCGATGCAGCGAACAACTGATCAAGCCTCGCTTCGGCACGAATGGCTTGCTGCCTAGCCTGCGCTCTCGCGTCATCGCTGGCTGTCTGCGATTCAGCAAGCTGCTGCGCCCTCGTGGCGTCGATGACTGCTTGCCGCACCCTGGGGTCGGGCGACTCCTGCTCAAACCGTCGTCGCTCCTCCTCGATCCGAGACTCAATCCCCAGCCGCGTGTCGTTTGCGATTGCAAGCTCTCGCTGAAGCCGTTCATTTCGCGCGGCCGCACTTGCTGCGTCATCTGGCCGAGACAGGCCAGCCTCGCTCGTTCCTGCGGCTCGCACAGCATCACGTCGGGCCTGCTCGGCGGCGTTCGATACGTCCGAGAGAATAGAGTCATTGAGTTCCCTAAAGCGCCTGAGAAGGGCGATAAAACGCTCCGAGGCGTTTGCGGCCTCGACGATGGCGCGGGTTTCCCGCTCTCTCGCCTCTGCTGACTCAACGATTCTGGAGAGGAGCACAGCCGCCCTTCTCGCCTCTTCAGTCCTGCCTTCGGCGACGGCCTCCTCGAACTGCCGCACAACTGACCTAAACCGCTGCGCGTCGGCCTCCTGCGCGGCCTGAAGCGCTCTTGAAGCATTTGTCGGGCCGCCGATTTCGTTGGCGCGGTCGAGTGCAGCGGCAGTCCTGCCAGTCGTTGCCTCAAACCTGCGAACAGAATCAGAGAACGTGCCGTCAACGATTTGCCCGATCGCCTCGGCGATGTCTGCTTCAAGCCTTCGTCTTGCGTCGTCAACGATCTGGATCAACCTGCGGGCTTCTGCCTGTTCAAACGGCGACGTGAACGTAGCGAACCACGAGTCAACCGTTTGAGCCAACTCAAGCTGCCGCCGATCTAAGATTTCAAGGATTTGACGGTCATCGACAGCGTCGTCGAGCCGGAATTCAGTCGCGCCACCGCCATACGAGGCGTTGATGACGTTCTCTAGTCCGACGCGGCTGATCGGCCTCGACCGCTCGGCCACCTCCTGCCGCTCTTGAATCCTGCGTTCAACGTCCCGCAGTCGCGACTGTCTCGCGGCAGCCAGGGCGACGCTGTCGGCGCCCTGTAAGCTTCTTTCGGCAGTCCCCCTGCGGCCCTCAAGCAGGAAAAGTTCAGGGTCGAGAGTGGAGGCCGTATTTTCTCGCAGTTCCCTAATCTTCTTGATCAATGAGTCAAGCCTATCCTCGAGCTCCTGCGATTGCCTGGCTGCTTGGGAAAACGCACTATCGGCCAAACTGCCTGCTAGGTCATTGAACTCTGACGAGATTTCTTGCAGGAGTCTCTTCTGCTTTTCAAGCCTCTCGTTGAGAGCCTTGCTAATGTCTTCGGCCGCCGCGCCGCCCCTCGTCCACTTGACAAGTCCGACTACTGCTTGTGCAGTAAGCACGGCACCGAGCGTCACAAACAACCCAGCGGTTCCGCCTACGACGAATCCCAGTTGCGTAATGTTGTTGCCGACCGCGCGAATTCTTTGATCAAGCCCACCGGTGACGCTGAAGAAGTCGTCAATGGCAAACGCGGCCTGCTGCGCGGCGAGCGAAAACCTGTCAAGCCCTCGCCTCCCAATATCTCCTGCTCGGTTGAGCCGCCTCTGGAGCCCGCCTGCACCGACGCCCGCGACGGCAGCCGATGCGCGGACTGCCTCGGCGGTCAACTCGGCGATCTCTCGCTGCGCTGCCTCAGACCCCAGCGTCCCAGCCTGAAACGCGCGGAATATCGCGTCTCGTAGACGGGCAAAAGCAACCAGCGCCGGGCCTCTGGCCTGCGCCGATACGCTGCCGATCAGGTTTTGCAGGATGTCCAACTGGGCCGTGTAGCCTCGAAGTGCTTGCGTGTTAAAGATGCGGTCAAAACCGCCAGCGCCGCCGCCAAACCTTTCTCTAAAATCCAGCGCCTCGCCGGCAGTCCTTGCCTGCCCCTCAAGCCTTGCGACGGATACTCGGATTCGCTCGATCTCGGCCACGGTGGCACGCGGGGAGTTCTGAAGACGAACAAGTTCTGCCTGAGCCCGCTGCAACTCCGGCACGAACCGCGTCCGCACAGAGTTAGGCAGCGTCTCCAACTGCTGCCGCACGGCCCCGACTCGGGCGCCGAGGGCGTCGATGTCACGCTGGGCTTGGGCAGAGAAGCCGTCGGGGCCGCGGGGCGTCGAGTCGATATCGATGTCGCCCGTCAAGCCGCGGACGCGGCGGCGGCCCTGCTCGGCGAGGCGCCCGCCGAGGTCAGTGCGGCTGTCAATGCCCTGCTCCGCAGCTCGCTTGGCCGCCTGTTCACGACGGATGATAAGGGCAATCTCATTATCTGCGGCTCTTTGCGCCGAGGCGAGTCTGCGCTCTTCAATCTCCTTCGCCGTCTGCTCACGCCTTTGCAGCAGGGCGATCTCATTATCGGCCGCCCGCTGCGCAGCGGCAGCGGCAGCCTGCTCGGCCTGCTTTGCGGCCTGTTCCCGCCTTTGGAGTAGAGCGATCTCGTTGTCGGCGGCTCGGCGAGCGACCGCGGCGGCGGCCTGTTCAGCCTGTTTGGCAGCCTGCTCTCTGCGTTGTAACAGCGCAATCTCGTTGTCGGCGACTCTTTGGGCCGTCGCCAACCGTTGTTGCTCAATTTGCTTTGCAGTCTGCTCTCGCCGCTGGAGGAGCGCGATCTCGTTGTCGGCGGCTCGGCGTTGGTCGGGCGTCTGCCCGCCGCCAGCGCGAACGGTTATGTCATCAAGTTCCTGCTGAGCGCGTCGAGTCGTCTCGATGATGCTGTTGAGTCGCCGCTCTGCGGCCTCAAGCGTCGTTGGATCAAAGTCTGGCGTGAGCCTAAGTGACTCAACTTGGGCGACGGTCTGAGCGACCAGATTTCGGTACTGCGAGAGTTGCCGAATGCGTGACGCTATGCCGGGGTCTTCTCGCTGTGTTGCAGGCAGAGCCGCCGCTCGTTGCGAGGCCGCCGCGGCGGAGTTAATAGCCTCCAGGGCGCGGGGATTGGTGAACTCAAGCTCGTTGCCCGTGAAGCCAGCACTGGCCGCGCGCTGGGCTTGGGTCAGCCGCTGAACTGCCTGCGCCGTTTGCTCAATTCGATTCGCCGTAACGGCGAATGACTTCTCGCTAACGCTGCCCGACCGAGCCAAGAGGTCATTCAGCCCAGCCACCCGCCGCTGCGCCAAGTCCAAGGCGGGCAGGAACTGGGCCTGCACCTCGGCTGAAAGCCCCTGGAACTGCCGCGTGGCTGCGGCCAAAGGCTTGTTGATCCCCTCGGCGACGCTGACCGCCCGCTGAATCTGCTGAACTTGGCTGCTGTCAATCAGGTTCAGCCGGCGGCCGGCAAAGAGCGCTCGCTCGATTCGCTGGAGCGGCGTAAAGATGCCGTTTAGGCTAGACTGCGCGGCACGAGAGGCCGTGGCAATCTGCGACTGAATGCTATTCGCAAACCGATTAACGTCCCGCGTGCTGCCTTGCAGCTTCCGCGACAGATCAGCCGTGCTGGCCGTGACCAGTGCCGAGATTTTGCCGATGTAGCCGTTCGCCATCCCTGGCACCTACTGCTTGAGTTTCGCCAACTCGGCCCACATCTGATCCGCCGACTGATTCGGCTTCAGTGCCGCCGGAATGAACACCGACTCCTCCGGTATGTCATTCCGCTTGTAGTTACCACTGGCCGCCATCACGATCCGGCAGAGCCGTGCGGTTTGCTGCCACGGGTCAGGCAGCGGCCACCGCTGATCGAACGCATACCACTCGCTCAACTCCTCACTGTCTGTGTTTGCCAGCAACTGGCGAACCGTCATCCCGAGGGCCAGGGCTAGGCGGAAGTAGAACCGCCGCTCTGGCCGTCGGGCGAACCTTCCCCCAGGCTTTCAACGGCCTCATTGGTAAAAGCATTATGCTGCCAGCCAATTTCAAACAAACGGTTAATCACGACGCTCGACTTCTTGCCGATCTCAGTCACGTCGCCGTCCTCGAAGAGCCGCTGCCCCTTGTCGTCGCAGAGCGTGAGAACGAGGAACCTCGCGCGGAAGCTCTTCATCTTCTGCTCGGAATACGCCTCCTCAAACGCATCCCGCTCGGTGCCGGAAAGGGTCTTGCAGAACACGTCGCCGCCCCATTCGGGCACGGGGATCGCCTCCGAGAGTTTCGTATCCTTCGCCGCCAGAATCGCTGCCTTCGACAGGGCCATCCGTTGCTCCTTTAGGTACTGCTATCAATCACAAAGTTCAACGTGCCGCGGAGAAACTCTCCCACGGCCATCTCGCTGGTGGCCGACTGCAACACGGCCTTCTTGCTCACCGAGATGTTCGGGTGCGCAATGACCAACTGCCCAGATAGGCCGCTGATCTCGAGCGGCGCCGGAGTGCCGGACAAGCGGATGTAGTCCACTCGCACGGTGGCCGGCGAGATCACGTCGCCCGTAGCGACCATGCGCCGTGTCTTGACGGGGTCGTCGATCTTCGTCATATCGACGACCTCGGCCTCCGGCTCCTCCACCGAGATGGAGGTGTAGTGAGCCGTAAAGCCGGGGAACGTAAACGTCGTCCCCTGCGACGAGATCGCCATTTATGCCTCCAGACGAGGCGTCAGGCGAGCCGGAACGTCGCCGAGCCTCGAACGAAGTCGCCGACGCTGCCGCCCAGCGAGGCATTCGACACGGTCGCGTTGCCGCTGAACGACAGCGGGCCGGTGATCGAGAGCGCCCCAGAGGCACCAGCGGTGAGAATCGTGGACGAGATGTAGTCGATCTGCACCTCGCGGTCGGTGGCGAAGCCGCCGACGAAGATTCGCTTGCCGTTCGGTGCCACGCCAAGGTGAGTCGCGTCAAGGAGGTCTTGGGTGTCATTGACCTGCACGCTCGTGACTGTGATGCCCGAGCCGCCGAACGTGAACGTGAGTCCCTGTGCCGACGTTGCCATCTGGTTGCGCCTCCTTGCGCCGTTGTCGGAATAAGCCGACTAAGAAGCCGACTCAGTCCACCTGATCTGATACAGTTGCCGGGTTTCGTAGGCCGGCGGCAGTTGGGCTCCAACCGCCGCTGGGTCAAGGTAATCGTCCGTTTCCGAAACGAGCCTCATATCATGTATTGTACAACCCGCCGCGGTGCCGATGTAACCATTCAGGGCAATCCGAATCTCGTCGGCTAGGTAGCGGGACTCGTCGTGGGACTCCGTCCACGAGGCGATCTGGAGGTTGACCTCCGGCATCAAAATCGGGCCGCTTAGGGCGTGCTGGCGGGCGATATTGGCCCGCCGGTACACGATGAACGGGAAATCCGCCCCTTTCGGGACGGCCACGGGGTAGACCTGAAACCCGACCAGGCGGGCGACCCGAGGGCTGGACACCAGCAGGTGATACACGGCGTTCTCGGGTGTAAATAACATCAGGCGGCCCGTATCTTGTTAATCTCGTTGCGGATCGCGTCGGTTAGGATGGCGAGCGACGTGGACTTCGACGCCAGGATGGCCCGCTCCATCGCGTTGGACGGCGGCATCGCACCGTAGGTTTCGTTGGGGCCGATGGCGAACGGGCCGAAGTCGTGGGGGTAGCCGCTGCCCTGGCGGGCCTTTCGCGTCGGCTCGTCGCGGCTGCCCATGATGAAGTAGAAGCCGCGGCCCATCTTCTCAAACTGCTCGTTGTCGAACCACTTTTTGTCGCGGTCGCCGATCCGCTTGAAGCGGCCGTTGATCTTCTGGTGGACGTTGATGTAGGTGCGGCGGTTCTGCGTGCTGGGGCGGCGGGCGCCGGTGCCGAACTCGTAGAGCCAGGCATGATTACCCGCACCCTTAACCTCAACGTCCCATTCCTTGCCGTCCTTGCCAGCGCCGCCGACGACGTGCTGCGGGCCGCCGATCGCCACGCCGACTCCCTTGGCTCGCTGGTTCTTGATGCCGCGGACGCGGACGCTCTTGCGGAGGTTCCCCGTCACGTCGGGGATGATCCGCTTGTAGTTCTCCATCACCTCGCGCATCGCCACCTTGCAGGCGGCGTTGAGCCGAGGCGTCGCGTTCTCGCCGACCTGGGTGGCGGCGCGGAAGAGAGCGTTGATCAGGTCATCCACGCCCTCCAGGCGGATTTTGATGAAGCCCTCCGCTGCCTCGCGGCCGGTCTGGCCGGTGGGGAGGACGCGGGAGGTCGTGCCAAGGATGGGGACGGCCATGCTAGGTCACCTCCCTCGCCAGCACCTCGAGCACCTCCCGGCCCATCCGGTCGGTGACGCTGGCGATCTCCATCGTCCGATTCCTCCAGACTATCCGGTGCGTGTGGGTCACATCGTCTCTATGGCGGATGCGAATGCGGTGGGTTGCCATCACGTTGGCCTGCTGGGCCTGCATGATGTCTCGGCTCGACAAGCCCTCGACGCTGGCCCAGACGGTGGCGAGGTTGCTCCATTCAAGCGTCGTCTGGCCCGACCGGCCGCGGACTTCCGACGGCGACTGGATCGTCACCCGCTCGCGCATCTTGCCGATGTCGAGGCTCATGTGAT